ACCTGTGATAATGAAAAGTAATTTGGCTGCATACCCAAGGTCTTTCTGATTGCCTTCAACAATTTTCTGATTTCTTGGATCTGCATACACTTTGGCTATCATCCCAGCCCCATCATCACCTTCAATGCTAGGATCAAATGTAGAAGTCGTGGATTCCAAAGTAGTACTTTCTTCAGTTAAGTACAACGGTACTGTTTTGAACTTCCAGTCAAACAAGCACTTGCCATCTTCATCATTTTGCAAGATGTACATTTTGCCATCTTTGTCAGTGGCAAAAACATGTTCAGGGTTCTCAAAACAAGTACATAATAAGCCAGACAATTCATTGCTGAAATTGACTCCAGATGTCATAGACCAGCCTGAATCCAAATAAAGGTCGTCAAACCGGACCAACAAACTTGTGGTCTGGTTCTTGACCCCCGTCTTGACTTTGATGTTGAAGCACAATCCGTGAGTGTGGTCAATGATCAATTTCGTTTCATACTTAAAAGCATGGGTAGTGAGACACTCTTTGCACACAATAGCACAAATCTTCTTCAAAATGGTGTAAACAGGACTCATAAGTCCAGGATTTGCTGTGCTGCCGCGTGTGTGTCTCTCCATGCCTGTCTGATCAATTTCAAACCCACACATCTCACCGGAGAGTCTTTTCCAACGACGCAATAATCCACGAATGACATCGTCTCGTGGTCTGCCTTTAATTGAATTTTCATAGAACATGCCAAGTTCTTTGCCAAACATAAGAGATTGGAATATCTTTGTTATGACGTAGCCTAAGTACAAAAGTTCAATTCCATTGTCATACGTGAGTCTAACAGTTTTGTACTCTTCACCAGCCGCCTTCTCATTTGAATTGAGACCCACCAATTCCAATTTCGCGTTTGCTTTGCGTTTTGGCATCTTACCTATGTTCATGTAGCCTTCAATGCTGATTGCCGCTTGATCCAGCTTTTCTTTGCTATAACCAGCAATCTTCAGGTCACTCAAAGAAGTGACTGCACCAAAGTCCAACAAGTACGCTTGTTTTACTCTGTGGACTGTATAATTTATAGTATTCATTTTGCACCAATACCTGGACAACCTCTTTGCTGAGGGTGACGTTTTGTCGTACGCATGTCCAGGTTCAGGTAAAGTGCGACTCTCAACCCCACTAGACACGTGGGTCTTGTCTCCTGTATTGTGAATCAATGGTTTTGATAATAGTGGTCCGCATTTCACAGCATTGCCTTTGGCCTCAAAAACTAAGTCCTTGGTTGTGCTCACCAACATTGGTCGAGACTCAGGTCTCTCCGCAGTGATGTCTTCACCTTCAACTAAAGTTTGTGTCAAAGTGCGGTTCAATCCCATAGGGTCCGCATTTGCTGTGTCAGCGTTTGAATGTTCGTCTAAAACAGTGTGTTCGGGTGATACCAAAGAAACCTGTGGTAATTGATTGTTGTGGTTGAATACCCATTCCCAATATGGACGCATAAAGGCCGCGACGTGTTGAAAATTTCGCCAATTTCTCCTGCCTGGATTTTCCGGTGGGTGCAATGTTGCTGGTTGGCTGGAACTGACTGAATTCACGCCATGCCCTCGTTTGTCAGGGTACCATCGCGTGGCCATCATGTAACTGTCAGTGTGTTCATTCCACCAAGAAATTCCAAACTTTGTTAGATAAATTGATTCCATTTTACAAAAATTGCCAATTAAGTTCATCAACACAGCTGTGTTTTCATCATGATTTGGCAAATTATCCAACACTGTCTCCATTGGGCCATTAACGTTACTAACTCTTC